GGTTTTTTTATTTGTGGCACAGGCAAATGTAAAACTTACAGTTGATGCAAGGAGTGCCGTATCATCTTTAAATAATACTACTTTAGCTACTAAAAAGTTATCAACAGCATCAAAACAAACCACAGCTTCTTTAACTGGAACATCAGCGGCCGCCAAAGGATTAGGTGCGACATTCGTAACCACATTAGGCCCTATCATTGCTGTAGGGGCTGCTTTTTCAACTGTAAATAAAGCCCTAAGTACATTTTCAAACAGGCAGAGAGATATAGCAGTTCTTAGTCAAGGTTTAAAAAATCTAGAAGGAGGGACTAGAAGTTTAGAAAGTTTGCAAAAAGCGGCAAATAAATTAGGAAATCAAACTTTATTTAGTCAGGACGAGTTCACTAGAGGATTTGCATTATTAACAACTTTTAGAAGTATAGGTGTTGACTCTTATGAAAGAGTTGCTAAATCTGCAGCTGATCTTGCTCAGATTAATGAAGTAGACGTAAAAACATCTTTCATGCAATTAGCAAAAGCATTAGAAGATCCAGAAAGGAATTTATCTACTTTAAACCGTTCTGGTATTTCTTTTAATAAAACTCAAATAGATACAATCAAACAATTAACGAAAACTGGTGAGACTGCTAAAGCTCATGCCATGATTTTAAAGATTATAGAGAAAGCTTATAAAGATGCGTCTGTTGCTGCTGGTGAAGGTTTTGCTGGTAATGTTGATGCATTAAAAGAGTCTTTTGATGATTTAAGTGAAAGTTTAGGGAAGGCACTTTTACCTGTTTTGGATTCAACAGTACAAGGACTAACAGTTTTAGTAAATTTTTTAAATTCGGAAGGTGGTCAAACGGCAGTTGTTATTGCTGGTATTGGTTTAGCGGTGAAAGGTTTGACGGTTGCAGGTGGTTTGCTGTCTGCACAATTAACCATTTTGACTGCAAAATTTGGGGCAACATCTGCAGGTGCAATAGCATTAGCAAAAGCACAAGCTACAGCAAGTATATCTACTAAAGCATTAGCTATTGCCACAGGAGGTTTAGCTATTGCAATGAATGCTTTACCCATGATCGCCTTAGCTACTGGCTTCATTTTCCTTACGAATGCAATAATTAAAGCAATAAATAGACAAAAAGAATTTAATGACCTTATAGAGAAAGGGAGTTCAGCAGATTTAGAGGCACAAATTAAAAAAACTACTAAAACAATAGAAGATTTAGAAACGAAAATAAAAAAAATGAAAGACGATATGGGATTTATGTATCAAGAAGACAATTCTTTAGAACATCAATTAAGAAAAGCTCGTAAGGAGCTTGAAAGATTGCAAACAAGATTGCCAATGATTCAAGGGGTTGAACTATTTAGAGATTTTGAAAAAGCGAAAAATGCCTTAATAGAGAAAAATGCACAATTAAAAGAAACAGAAGAAAGAATGAAAATTGGTACAGAAGAAGGTAGAAAACAATTTGATCTAGAAAAGAGAAAAGAAGAGCTTGTTGAAAAATATGGAGAAGAATTAGCTCAACAAATTTTAAATCAAGAAGCAGAAAATAGAAAAATAGAAGATAGTATTAAATTGCTTAAGGATAAAGAAAAGGAAGCGAAAAAACTTAAGGAAACAATGAAGGCTATCGGTGAAGAAATCGAAGCCAATATAAAAGATAATTTAGCAGATGCAATTATGGGAGCAAAATCCTTTGGTGATGCAATGAATGATGTTTTAAATAAAATTAAAAGAAAATTACTTGATCTTGCTCTTGATAAAATGTTTCAAGGTTTTCAAAGTGGATTTAGTGGAAAAAAAGAAAATGGTGCTGGAAACCTTATTGGGAGCATTATTGGAGGTCTTTTCAAGGCAAATGGTGGTCCTGTAAAAGCTGGACAGCCTTATATTGTTGGAGAACGTCAACCAGAATTATTTATTCCTAACAGATCAGGTACTATAATTCCATCTGTAGCATCTGGGGGCGATAGTATAACAAATATAGTTAATGTTTCAGTAGATGCGACTGGCAGCACTGTACAAGGTGATCAGGCTGGTTCACAGGAACTAGGGCAGACAATTGCTTTAGTCGTTCAAGAAACACTTGTAAGAGAAAAACGAAGCGGAGGTTTACTTGCATAATGGCAACTTTTCCATCAATCCAACCTTTATACGGACAAACTCAAACAATTGAGCAAGATAATATTGTTGTAAAACTTGGTGATGGTTATGAACAACGCCTAGTGAGGGGATTAGCAGCAAATAAAAGATATCATATTGTAACTTTGACATTTAATATTTCACAAACCGATGCTGATACAATTAATACTTTTTTAAATGCACGTTTTGACGATCAAGCTGCTTTTCAATACACAATAGGAGGAGAATCTTCAGCAAGAAATTTTGTTTGCACAAGTAGGTCATCTTCAATTCCTTTTAATTCCAGAGTATCTATGAATCTCACATTTAAAGAAGTTTTTGAACCCTGATGGCAATACCTCATTCTGAACTACAAAAACTTAATCCTAATTCAATTATTGAACTTTTTGAACTTGAGCTTGTAGAGGGTTTGCATTATGCAACTGGCAATCCCACAAGTGTTACGACAGTTTTTCGTTTTCATGCTGGAACTAATATTGATAGTTATGCAAATATTGTTTGGCAATCAAATACTTATCAAAGATTTCCTGTAGAGGCAAAAGGTTATGAGTATGCTGGAGAAGGCAAAATTCCAAGACCTACTTTAGTTTTAAGTAATTTAGGTGGTATCACAAGAGTAGCTAGTGGTTCAAGCAGTGTGATAAGGGTAACTGATCTTCTTGCTGCAGTTAATTTGGTGACTGCCCATAATGATTTATTAGATTCAAAAGTAACAAGAAGAACACTTACTGCAGATTCGTTGGATGCCAGTAATTTTTCAGGTGGAAGCAACCCATTTGGTACACCAAGTTCAAATGAATTTCCTCAAGAAATTTATTTTATTGATAGAAAAATACAAGAAAGCAGAGATGTTGTATCGTTTGAGCTAGTTAACAGGCTTGATATGGAAAATAAAAGAGTACCAGCAAGACAAGTCACAAGAAAAGATTTTGAAGGAGTCGGTACTTTTATAAATTAATTATGAACGAAGAATGTAAAAAAGCAGCCATAAATCATGCTAAAGAATGTGTCCCTAATGAATGTTGTGGTTTGTTTTTAAAAACTGAAAAAGGATATGAATATTATAAATGTAAAAATGTTTCATATGAATTTGAAATGAGTTCTTTTGTTATTGACCCTTTTGATTTTGCAGATGGTGAAGATAAAGGAGAAGTTGTTGGTGTTGTACATTCGCACCCTCAAAATGTATTAGAGTTTTCAGCAGAAGATGTAGCAAGTTGTAATGCAATTCAAATACCTTTTTATCTTGTTTGTCCAGATTTAGATAAAATGATTGTAATTGAACCGAAGGAAGATGCTTAAAAAAATAAAAGTTTACGGTTTTATAAAAAAATATACGGGTCAAAGTGAATTTATGGCAGATGTCAATTCACCTTATCAAGCGTTTAGTTTTTTGTTTTGCAATTTTAAAGGTTTAGAAGAAAAAATGTCTAAACAACTTTTTTGTGTAAAAGTTGGAGGTAGGCCAATAACAGAGGATTTGTTAAATATACAAACTGAACAAGAAATCAAAATAATACCCTTAGTTCATGGAAATTTTTTCACATTAATTATAGGATTAGGTCTTAAATATGCAGCAAAAAAATATATAACAAGCAAAATTTTAACCTATGTCCTTTCTTATGTCGCAGTAAATTTAATTCAAAAAGGAATTAATCAATTGATTGCACCTCAAGAACCCACTCAAAACCAACAGTCGATGCAAGATCCACTTGATCCATCTTCTTTGGCAAGTAATTACTCATTCACAGGACTGACAAATATTAGTCAGGCTGGTATTCCAGTAAATTTAGCATATGGAGAAATTTTGGTCGGATCTATTGTGGTATCTAATGGTATTGATACAGTTCAAGTGGAGGGTACAAATTAATGTCTATAAAAGAATTTGACCAGAGTACAACTTTTTCAAACCCTGATTTACCAAGT